CTTGAATACCTTGTGGACCAGTAGGACCGACAATACCTTGAATACCTTGAGTACCTGTTGGTCCAACACTACCTGTTGGCCCTACATCACCCTGAATACCTTGAATACCTTGTGCTCCGGTAGGGCCTGTTAAGCCTGTATCACCTTGAATACCTTGTGGGCCAGTAGGACCAGCAACACCCTGAATACCTTGATCACCTTGAGGGCCTGTGGGTCCTGCAATACCTTGGATACCCTGTGCTCCGGTTGGGCCAGTAATACCTTGAGATCCAGTAGGGCCTACTTCACCCTGAATACCTTGAATACCTTGAATGCCCTGAGTTCCTTGTGGACCTGTTGGACCAGTATCCCCAACACTACCCTGTGCACCAGTAGGCCCAGTAATACCAATAGTCCCTTGTGGGCCAGTAGGACCAGCACTACCTGTGGGACCAGCAGAACCTTGTTCGCCAGTTGGACCCATTTGTGTGTAAGTTACTTGTTGAGAAGTAACAATAGCGCTAGGAGATTGAGGTGTTGTTGGAGTTGTTCCATTAGCAATAGTCTGTAAGGAAACAGATGTACTTTCTGCTTGCCACATTAATTGGATGTAATCACCAGCAACTACTGAATAAGTGTAGTTACAAACAGCAATAAAGTTTCCATCAAAGCCTGCGCGACTTGGAGTTACAGCAAAGAATGAAGCAGAGTCAGCAACATCAACTCCATTTTTACGAATCCAAACAGTTGCATCATGCGCACTATTATCCGTGTTTTGCATTTGCAATGAATAGGTAAAGTTATAAATACCGTCATGAGCATATGTAATTTGGTTATTGTTAACAATACTTACGCCATTGCTGTCTGCATCTGTGTTACTTAAATTAACTGGATACGCAGTTGTTGTACTTGTAATGATTTGATCTGTTGTGTCATAAAAACCACCCCAATACGCAATTACACCACCAGTACCAATTGGGCCTTGAGAGCCTGTTGGGCCTGTTGGACCAGTAATACTATTACCTTGTGATCCGGTCGGTCCAGTAGGGCCTACATCACCTTGAATACCCTGAATACCTTGTGATCCAGTTGGTCCAACAAAACCTTGTTCGCCTTGGATACCTTGAGGGCCTGTTGGCCCTACAACACCTTGAATGCCTTGGATACCTTGCGCACCGGTGGGTCCTGTTGGCCCTACAACAGTAGAGTCAGCACCTGTAGGTCCTGTTGGGCCTGTGTCACCTGTAGCACCTGTTGGTCCTACAATAGTAGAAGCAGCGCCGGTAGCACCCGTTGGACCTGTTGGTCCAGTATTACCCTGAATACCTTGGATACCTTGATCGCCTTGAGAACCAGTAGGGCCTGTTAAACCTGTAGTACCTTGTGCTCCAGTTGGGCCTGTTGCTCCTGTATTACCTTGGATACCTTGAATACCTTGAATACCTTGTGAGCCAGTGGGTCCTGCAATACCTTGAATACCTTGTGGACCTGTTGGTCCAGTAGGGCCTACGTTACCTTGAGTACCTGTAGGGCCAGTATTACCTTGAATACCTTGTGATCCGGTAGGGCCTGTTGCCCCTTGAGCACCTGTAGGTCCTACAATAGGGCCGTCATCTTGCCATGCAGTAGAATACCATGTGTACAAGTGGCTATCAGCCTGTACAATATAGGTATCTCCATTAATATTACCAGTGCTAGGTAAATCACCTACTGTAGGTAAAGAACCTTTAAGAGTGATACCATTACCTTGAGGCCCTGTTGGACCTGCAGTACCGGCAATGCCTTTTGGAATTGTTAAATTTAATAATTGTGCACCAGCTTCACCTGTAATTGATGCAGCAGCAGGAGAACCGGCGGCTCCTGTTGTTGTTGTCCCTATTGTTAATCTAGAAGCATCAGCAGAAGTTTGAGCAGATGCGCTAGCGCTTGCAGCATCTACAGCAGCAGCTTCAGCAGAAACTTCTGCAGCAGCAGCACTAGCAGCTGCCGCATCAGCGTCAGCCGCCGCCATATTAGGGTAATAGAGCGAGTTAACTGTACCAAAGTTATTTAGGTCACCATCAGCGGTAATAGTTCCGGCCATTCCCGGAGTTTGTATGTAGGCCATTATATCTCCTTAGATTAAACCATTCGTATTAAAGTTAATTTGGACATTACCGCCAAGACTTTTACGCCATTTCTCTTCTTTGTTCATTGAAGCTAATGTTTCATTAAACTTCTTATCATATCTTTGTTCCATAGCTGTATCAAAGAGGTACGAGCCTAAGTTGTATAATCCACCCCAAATTAGTAGGCGTTCATTATTATCTCTTAACCAATTAGATACTTCTTTGCCTACATAATACTTTGTTGTGACAGTAGGGTCATACGCTGCTGCTTCTGCATATGTAGCAAAACAACCTAAGATACTATTCTTAGTTGAAAAATATAAAGGGATATCTGTGTTAACACCAGTAAGGGTTAAATAAGGTTGCTCCGAATCGGATAGGGCAAGTAAATAGTTAAAAGGTGCTACTGCATAAGTAGCGTTTAATGCGGGAAGTTGTCTATAGTAATGGATTTCTACTTGGGCACCAACAGCTAATTGTGGGTGAATAAAGATCTTTCCATTCTGCCACATCCAGTTGTATACAGAATACTTTTCGCTGTATAAGTCAAAGAATGTTCTGCTGTCTGTTACTTCGTTAAATACTTTACTTACGTTTGAAGGGTATGTAGAGTATGCTGTACCAATGTTATCTTGAGCTAATGTTCTAATATACACAAACTGAGTTAAATCTTCAGGCATATAGAACGAGGTGTAAGCGTTACCATAAGGCAATCCTGCGCTATTATCACCAATGTTATCATCTGCTGTAACTACATAAGTTATTGTAGATTCAAGTGCAGGAATACGTAATTGTCTGTAGCATTCATCGGCAGAATAAGATAGGCAATCCTGAATTACGCTGTCGGGAATAGTTGCTACTTCGGGTTTATTACTCCAGTCTCTTGTCTTCGCGACTAACGCGTCAAATCGGGGGGTTGCCATATGTTATTCTCCTTATAAGGCTCTTATATTACTAGTCTTTAGTAATGGATAATCTGAATCAATAATTTGTCTTAGCTTACGGAGTTGTGCAGGATCACTCATAAAGTCTGCTGCATGAACGTCTAAGCCGTGTTTGGTCAAGATATCAATAGCAACGATATCAGGGATAATGGCAAATGATCGATATGTACGACCATCACGAGAGAAACTATCTAGCTCTCGTTGTTGTGCAGCATACTCCTTGTATGCACCTACATCTTGCTCTAATTTAAAATCTTTTTCGTCTGTCTTGACAAGGAAACTATTCTTGTTACCTTCTTGTGATAGGAATCCCATTGTGTCCTTTTTTTTGTTTAGTTAGATAATGCTGATGAAAAGCTACCATCAATGGTAAAACAACCATATTCATATTTAATACTACCAGGAGTATATGCTGATACAGTGGTTACAACAATAGCACCAGCTGTAGTATCGGCTCCATCGTAATATTTAACCTGATTGATACGACCACGAACTACGTTAGGAGCGCGGTAGTCGGAACCAGCATCGAGCGAATCAGCAGTAGTGCCAATCTGAACAACGTAGTTATCAGGAATATATTTACGAGTACCGTCAATTGCGGTAATTCTTAGAAATTCCATTTTAATCCTTTGAAATAAAAAGGGAAAGGATTTCTCCTCTCCCTTTATTGGTAATTATCTAACTATTAAGCGCCAGACAGACCGAAGATCAAGCCAGCACCCTTAGGGTTACGGCACTCAAGTGTACCTTCTTCAACGATTTGACCGATGATAGAGTCACCTAATTGACCAAGGTCAACTTCTTGCAATGGACGCAATGAAGCGTAGCTGAACCACATTGGGTCATACAAGAATGCAGAGAAGTTAGCTGTGTCGTTTAGACCAGAAACTGCAGTGTTAGAAATGCCCATAACGTAGTTAGGAACAACCATGATGTCGCCGAAGTCAGACATGTAGATTTCAACTGATTGACGGAGTTTACCGTCAGCATCAATGTTACGGCGAACGTTACCGTCACCAGCATTGCTTGTGCTAGAACCAGCAGACTGAGCCTTAGCTGAGAATACACGGCGGTTAGCAGGAGACAACATGAGTTTAGTGGCCTTACCACCGTTCTCATAGATAGCTTGCATTACGGTGTCAACGTGTGACAATGCAATGAAGTCTTGTCACCAGAAGTTACGGTAGCGAATGTACCAGCAATACCACCACCTGGGTTAGTAGGTGCAGTGTACTCAGAAGGAGTACCTAGTACGTTCAAAGCAGTAGCTGGAGTAGTAGTAGCTGCAGTGTAGTTAACCCATGCTTGGTAACCACCGAAAGTACGAGTACCAGAACCGTTAGAGCTGTTCCATGAGTTGACTAAATCAAACTCAACGTCACGGCGTAGTTCAGTACCACGCTTCTTGAGCTGGTATGCGTATTCGTCAGCAACGCCAGCTTGATCAACAGCACGCTTGGTACCAGTAACAGTAACAGTCTTGCTGTTAATCTGTGTGTAGTTACCCAAACGAGTACGGTAGGGTTCAGTAGCTTGTGCGTTAGCTTGTGTAGCGTATGATACACCTTCTGCAACTGGAGTAGAAGCAGGAGGAGCCAATTCGTCAGTTTGCCATTCGTGGAAAACGGCTGTAGCCTTGGTCTTACCGATAGAACTCATGAAAGGAGTTTCATCGCGAGAGATCATGGAGATAAAGTTCGCTAGGTCTTCGCGTTCACCAGCGTTTACGGCGTTACCTGTTGCGGCAGAGCTACGAGCAGCAGCTTTAGGGCCGCCGGTAGCAAATGTTTGTACTGTCATTTTAATTTTTCCTTAAAGTGAAAATTTGGTTTTATAGTTTTTTGCTCACAGAAGAAATTCGTTTTAGAAAGTCAAGTTGGTCTTGAGTGGAGCCTTGCCCCGCTAATACCTTACTACGGTTTTCGTTTACGTTCTGACGTTCCTTTTGACTCTGAGGTACACCCTTCTTAGAGGGGACTGACTTTGTCGCTGGAGCTGCCTTACGCTTAACGGCACCTGTATCTTTAGCTGTCTTAAGTTTACGATAATCATTAATAAATTTAACTACTTGAGGACTGTATACCGAGCTTAATAGCTCTTCTGGGATACCTTCTTTAATAGCAAATTCACGAATCGAGCCTGCAACCTTCTCCGAGAAATCAGGAATAAGAGTAGTAATATTCTCATTAAACTGTCTCAGTAACTCTTGTTGGTTAGCTTGTTGTTGTTCGATAAACTTCTCAGCAACTGCTTTAGTCTTTTCTTCCCGTGTATTACGGGCTTTCCAATACTTCTCTTGAACGAGTTCTAATTTTTCTTTTAGTTCTCGTGCAGTATATGTGTCACCATCCTCACGGGCTTTATCAATATCGCCTTTGAGTTGATGATACTCAGATGCAAGATTGCTTTCAACTGCGGATAACTCGTCATGCATTACGGTTCCGAGCTTAACAATCTCTTGTAGCTTTTCTGTTCTTTCTTGTTCGAGCTGTTTCTTCAGTTCGCCTAGTTCGCGCCCTTTTTGAGATAGATGTTTATCAGTAGAATAACCCTTACGGATTTCTTCTAGGGTAACATACTCAGTTTTACCGTCAACAGTGACGGGTACTTTGTATTCCCAATCAATATCCTCTTCGGTTGGTAGTTCTGAATCTTGGGTAGACTTGTCATCCTCATCAGCTTTCTCTTCCTCAGAATCGCTTGATTCCTCTTCTTCATCTAGATCATTTTCAGACTCTGTATCGTTCTCTTGGGCTTCTTCTTCTTCCGATACTTCATCTGGATTTGGGACGCCATCGTCTTCTTCTGGTAGAGATTCTAAGCCAAGCATTTTAGCTGCAGGGCTATTTCGTAGAATGTCATCAAGACTCTTTGCTTCCAAATCTGCACTTACACTTCCGTCATCAAAACTCGCACTGCTCACTTCTGAGGCAGGGGTGTTGGTAGAGAGATGTGGTAAATTCATATGTTATTCCTTGTGTCCGTTTATTGTGCAGGTGCTTGTTCAGCGACCTTCTTTGCTGCTTTAGCAGCTTTCATCTTGTCAGCAAAGTTTTCTTTAACTTCACTGTCCATACGATCAAGTGCTTCAATAGCACCTTGTAGGTTGACAAGAATGGGGGCATATCGTTGGGCTAACCCAGTGCCACCGTTTTCACCTGCTCGCGCAAGTTCTCTTAATACTTCTTCGCGTGAACGAATTAAAACTTCTTTTGCTTTAACGTTATTACTCATTTTCTTTATCGCTCTCTTCTTGAGCTGCCTGTTTTTGTTTGTTGAGGAATTGCATGTTAGCACCGAATCGTTCAATGCCAACAAGTTTTTCTTTTACGCTACCTAATGCCATAGCTGTATGATATAGGTATTCACGTTCTTTTTGAGCGTGAGGCTCAGTCTTCAGCCAAGTAACAAAAAGATCAGCTAAGATCTCTGAGTAAGCTTCACCAAAGAATTGTTCTCGTTCTCGCACTGCGAACTCAGCTTTACCTAATGCAACTTGCGCATCACGAAAAGGTTCGACTTTGTATTCACCAGTTTCATGGTTCATTCGGGGCTTTATTCTCTTCTGAAAGCCTTCTTTATATTTGTCCATTATGTATATGTATTAAGAGAACCCCCTCCGAAAAGGAGGTTCATTTGTTTAAGATAGCATTTGCGACTGTTCACCCATCGCTGCAGCTGGCCCTTCTACTTGAGGTGCTTGTTGGCCACCGGGCGCAGGAGCTGCATCTTGACCATTGGATTCAATGAATCCTTTAGCCATAGCTAAGAGTTCTTTAATGTCAGGTTGCTTAGGAGGTTCAACACCTTCTTTAGCCGCTTGAATATAAATCTTACCCCACTCTTGGTAAGACTTATCTAGAGCAACCATAAGTTGTTTAGTATTGTCTTGTAGAGCGTTCTTAGCTTGGATGTTAGTTAAATCAACAGTAGCTTGTCGTTGAGCGAGGTCAAGCTGTTTAGCTTGTTCTTCCAACTGCTTTTGTTTCTCTTGTGCTGTTTGTTGTGCTTGACGATCTTTAATAGCCTGAGCCTTAAAGTCTTCAGAAGTATAGTCTACTAAGAAGTCTAGCGGATCAAGATCCATAGCTTCAAGAGACTTACATGCAATACGTACAGCTGCTTCAGGATTGACAGCACCACCTGCTCCAGCATTTTGTAATGCAGGAATTAGTTGTGTACCAATCTGAGTCATCTTTTTGATAACGTTACTATTACTGTTCTCACCTACGTCTGCATCAATATACAGTAGCAAGTTAGAGGGTAACGTACCTGGATCAACAGATTTAAATAAGTCGTTTTGATCGTAATAATTTACTTTCTTACCACGAAGCTTATCGCGCATAAGCTTGTAAATACCTTCAGAAAGTCGTTTGAAGCCTGTTTCAGCGAATCTACGTGCAATAAATTGAACACGGATTTGAGCTGCTGACATAGCTCTACTCATCTTCTCTTCACTATTACCTGATACATACAACGTATCGTTCAAACCTTGAGCTGCTTTTGACAGACCAGTAGCTTGTTCTTTATGTTGTTGTAACATCTCTAGCAATGGTACTGTACCAGTGCTGATAGTGTCAGGAGTCATTGCTGCAACCGCACCGTTAGGATTACCGTTTGTAGCGATAATCTGTTTTGGCTTCATGTTCTGTAGAGCACTAAAGTCAACAACGTTAGGGTCAGCTAGCTTAGGAGAGTAGTTAGTTAAGTAGACGTTCTCTACGAAGCCACGCAGAATAGCTGTAGTAGCTAATGTGGCAGGGCGAATCATATCCGCTACTGATAGACCGAAGAATTCGTGAGGAACTTCAAACGGACAAAGAGTAGCTAGAGGAACTGAATCACAGTCTTCTTCTAACAAGATAACAGAACCAGCAATAATGAAGTGCTTTAATTCAGCAATACCATCACCATCACGGTCCACACGTAACCAACACTCAATAACAGTGATTTGTCGGTTAGCTTCTGAAGGGAATAATTCCCTAGAATTCCCGCCTAGCCAGTACTCTTCACCAACGAGACGCTTTCGAGCAGACTGCTCTTCGGTGTACTTGGTGGCCCAGTCATATGACCCATCACCAATAGTGTCCCAGTTAATGTTCTCTGCAATTTGCGGAAAAAACTTACGGATCTCAGAACGAGTCATATCGATCTGGATACCTACGAACGCTGCATCATCTAGTGAATGTGCATCCCGTGTAATACGGAAACATTCTGGATGAACGTTCTTAATTAAAATTCGTGTCTTATCTTTCTTACGGCGTAGACGTACATTCTCGTAGATAGTCTTATAGAAAGAGTTACCATCGGGATCTGTAGCAGTCTCTTGACGATACTTAAGTTCACCTAAAACTTCTACATCATCATCAGCCAAAAGAATATCTAAATTCTCTTGTTCAATCTCTTCAAATTCTTCAAACGTATAGTCGAAGTCTTCAATAAATTCCCATCGAACAATACTATTCTTCCATAGTAGAGCAGACTTAACCCATGTATTAAGGATCTCCCATCCAGGGTTCTGCTTAAAGATAGCATAGTTAGTCAGGTCAGATGCTACTTTAGCATCATGAAAGTCTTTAGGAGACTGACCTGCTGGAATGAATCGAGCAATACGATTGTTGTTGAACATGAGTTCAGCAATAATAGCTGCATATCCTTCAACAGCTTCCACAGTATCAGATGAAACAATCTGAGACACGCCTTGTGGTGTCAAGTGGAACTGAGGCATCATACCATACTCGTAGGTGGCCTTCTGACGCTCACGAGCTAAGTCGGAACTGTTCAAGAAGTCACCCACAGAGTTAGTAATACCCTGTTCAATCATTGCTAGGAGTTCGTTATCTCCTACTTTTTCTTTATATCTATCCGCTTTAAAGCGAGTGATACTTTGTTTGTCTGTCATGTTAACCTTTCAATCTGTCAATCAAGCAGTCATCATGACTGTTATAGTTGCTACTACTATCATCCCTGCCATGAGTAGCCAACGGATAGGACACAAGGGATATTCTATGTTAAACGCTAGTTCACACTAGACGCTTAGTTACCACCTCGGATAGGGAGAGTCTTTTGAGACTTATCACCAATCTTTTCTTTGGGGTTAATTAGTTTAGGTTGTGCCTGTGGTTTAACAAAAGAACTCATTTGTTTCTTTTGTTCACCTGTTAATTTTAAATCAATAGCCATATTACCACTTTACTTTGTTAGCCCAGTATGCCGCTGATAACGGCCCTTTGGCAATATTACTTGCATGTCGTGCTTTGAATGCTTCATTTCTTTTTGAACCATCAGGACTACCTTGAGTACCTTGTTGTCCAAATCGAATAGTCTTTACAATACTACCACTCTTAGCCACAACAACGTGACTCTTGGTAGGATGACTAGGTGTTCTCTTAGGAGAGTTAAAACCGGATACACCAGCTCTTTCTAATCTAGGGTCTTTTGCCATATTAAATCCATTTCGTATTATCTGGTTCAAATGAACCTATCTTTTGAGTAAATGATACTTTGTTAGTTGTGAGTCTATCACCATGAGTTCTGATCACTTCGAGAGCAATAGCCAAAGCAATAACGGTGTCGTCATTATGACCAATAATAGCATTAGTGCGCCCGTTATCGTCAGCCACATAGTTCATTAACTCCCCAATAACCACTCTAGATGGAATCCAAATATCTTCTTGCTCAATAGCGTTCTTCAAGAAACCAATGATAGCTGGCTTACTAGCCATAGTGGTTCTCCACCCAATCCTTGATCCTTCTTCTTTACTAACATTAGCCATCTTAGTCTGATAGTACATGTTAACATAACCCATCTGGGTAAGTCTATTAAGGGTAGCAATACCCATACTGTTAGACTCTACAGCCAAGAGAGCATTGTTGTAATACCTACCGAGATAAAATAACAAATCACCAAACTGAGAAGGGTCAATAGTATTATTTCTGTAAACAGCACACACCTCCCTTTGGGCATTCATCACTACCGCCGTTGAAAAATCCTTCCCAACCCCGAGACTAACATCAGCCCCAATAGCAAAAGAATCTTCAAAAGTAGGATACTTAAATATTTCAATCGATCCATTCTTCACCTGCTCCATCATCTGAGACTCAAAGTTAAAGTCCATCTGAGACAATATAGGCTGAGGAACAAGAGAGTTTAATTTCTCAATATTGAACACATTACTCCCTGAAACAATAAATGCTTCTTCTGGTGTACTAGGGTACTCCTGTTTAAACTTATCTAAACCACCCTCTGCTACCTTTAATCTTCTCCAGTATAACTGATCATTATCTAAACTAAACCTAGTAACAAGAACCTCTTCTTCAGGAGTTCTCTCAAATTCATCAGGAGACTTTCTCCTATACTCAGTCATCAAGAACCAAGGTACGAAGATAGGTATATAGTCATTAGTACCAGCTACTGCTCCCTTCCATAATCTATGGAAAGAGTTCCCTACACCATTAGCTGTACTCTCTAGAATAACCTCAGTACCATCTGCTTGAGAAATCCCTTGAAAGAGTCCCGCCAAAATTTTCTCATCATGAAGCCAGAAAGCTACCTCACTCAGATGAGCAATAGTCGGCGTAATACCTCTACCCGCTTCAGGGGATCCAGCAGTATACAACCTATACCCTGAATCATTATGTTCAAACATAATCTCTTTAGCGTTAGACTTCTTTAATTCTGGTCTGAACTCATCCGTCATATTCGAGATGATATTCCTGGACATAGTAAATAAGGCATCAGAAGTAGCACTATCATGCGCCATAACAACTGACTTATTATACTTATTAAAATAACTCTTCCAGAATACCCTTGAAGCAGAGTACGTGGATAGCCCCATCTGTCGGGCTTTAAGAATGATAGCTCTTACTTTACCAGTTTCTTTCAACTGTTTTTCAATAGCATCATTTACAATATGTTGTGCCTCGTTAAAAACAAAAGGCTGGAACCCCTCTCTGGAGTCCTTAGGGAGAATACGGATCTGTTCTTTGGCAAACGCTTCAAAGTCAGTAGTATATTCTTTATGTTTTTCCCTACGTTTTAATTCCCTTAAAGCCTCTAGCTTTTTATGGTTGTTCATGTGTGTCCTAATATTAAAATATTTTCCTAATAGGAACCGACTAATACTTTCTATTAGGAAGCCCTAGAGTAATAATTATTATAATTCTCTATGGAGAAAATATACTATAATTTTTTAGCCACCCCTAAAGACTTATCGGAAAGAGTCAGAAAGTGAGGTTTTGTGGGAAGGGGTCTTGGGGGGGTTGTAGGGTAGAGTTTCTTTGTGTGTTAAAAAGAATCAAGAGTTTGTTGGTATACCCCTGTTGTGCTTGCGTGACCCCCTCGGTTGCGCTCGTGCGCTCTGTGGTGTGCTGCTGGTCTCGTCTGGGTGCTGTTGCCCTGTCTGTTCTCTTGGAGGTGTCCCGTGTCTGCTCTTTACTCTTTGCTTACTGTGTTGTGCTGCTTGTGCCTTGGCTCTGTCGTGGCTGGTGTGGTGTTTGGCTTGTTGCCTTTGTTCGTTGGTGTTGTGTACTCGCTGTGTCTGGCTGGTGCTCTCACTGCTTTGTGGTTTTCTTAAGGAGGTTGCCATGTTGCAATTCGCTGTGATCGCTGTCCCTGCTCGGGGTGGTGAAATTGTTGTTGATGTCTTCGATACTCTTATCGAGGCTGAAGCAGCTGTTCGTGTTGCTAACAAGATAGATCCTGATTGGGACTATCGGGTTAGCGAGTTCTCGCTTTGAGATCTCTGCCTACAGGGTTATGCCCTGTGGAGAGCGATCTTGCTCTGTTGCCATTCCAAGGAGGAATTATGGCTAAACGTTTCAATCTCGTCCATGAGGTTATCTCTCGTAATGTTCGTGCTCGTGAGGGTGATGTTCTCATCGGTCATCCATGCGGATACATTGCTACTGCATCGTGGCTACGTAAGCATCCAAAGGTCTCTCGGAAGGTCTCTGACTTCTTAATGGGTGACGCATCGTTGTCTGGTGACTTTGAGCTAATGCTCGTTACAATGGCTCTGTGTAAGTGCGAACTTACAAGAGCTGCTTGGCGACATCTCAAGCTTTGGAAGTCTCGTGGTTGCCCACACTGGAAGAACGATCCTGCTTTCTCTGCAATGCTGGTAGCATGGTGGAACAAGTCTGCTTGGGTCTTTGTGCCTGGTCGTAACACTCGTGATCCCGAGGCAATAGACGCTGCTGAGTACTACCGTGATGTTGTCTACTCTTTGCTTGAAGAGATTGAGAAGGCTGCTATCGATAACCGTAGTAAAGTAACTGCTTTCTAAGGAATAACTATGTACTACATCATACACACTGCACTAGCTACCTTCTGGGCTTACTGTCTACTGTATGCTATCCGAGCAATCGAGCATGGACAAGGCGACTTACTTGTCTGTGTCATCATCTTCATATGTGGCTTTGCTGCATGTGCACAACTGTTCTTGTTACTAACTGATGCGGAGGAACTATGTACTACATCTACGAACGTATGACAAACATCTTAGTCTTTAAGACACACAAGCGTGAATTGCTCAAGTGTTTTAACACAACTGACTACGAAGTAGTTATCTACTGATCACTATGCTCTTCTCGGGCTTACGGAGAGACCTCTTGGGGTAAGTACCAAGTTATCATCAACCACAGGGTCGCAGATCCTGCTCCTAAAGGAAATTATCATGGCTACAAAGTTCACACCTAAGTTCACATCACTCACCAAGATCGATGTTATCTTCTCTACTAACAATCCACTCGGTGAAGATCGTGTTTCGTTACCTGTTACTATTGTTGAACTCGACTACAATGAGACAACACGTACTATTGAGGCTACTGGCTCTGACAAACGTAAGCGTCAATGCCGTATTGATCGTATCGTGGATGTCGAAGTCTTGAAGGAGCTTACCAAAGACCTCCAAAAAGCTTACGATAACAGCAACACTATCCAGTTCGTTGCAGCTGGTGGTAACGATCCTAACGTTTGGTTCTACAACATCATCATCACGGAGTAATCCATATGAATTCCTACATTGTTATGCTCTGTAGGCTTCTCCCAGAAGTCGACATCATGCTCATCAAGGAAACATTCGAGGAACGGGCTGCAATACGCCAGTTCGATGCAGGATATCCACAAGATACCGCAGAACATCTCGCTTTCGCTGACACTCTCTTTCTCTTTTAAGGAAAAATCATGGCTAAATATCTCTTGCTCAATCCTCTCACACCAGCTCAATTCGATATGGACTCGTGGGATGCACTATACGACTCTCTTGCAGAATTCGGCTGTCAAGCTCTCATGTCTTCTGACGTAGAAGGTCGTCCTGTAGCCTTTGCGTACACTTCTACCAAGAAAGCACTCGAACAGATGTGTACTATTGTAGATCTTGACGGAACTATGGTAGAATACACTGATACCTATGACCAACTCGTCAGAATCTAAGAAGAAATACACGGAGGAAGAGCTGAAACAACGCTCTTCGTACAAATTCCGTAGGTTTAACACAAAACAGGAGAAGAGATCATGCGGTTAACCAAGCACCGAGCAGAATTTAACCTAGAAATGTCCTCTGCAGACGTCAACACACTGGCTTTGTTGCTAAAAAGCTATCAAGATGTGGTGAAACACACAGGATACGACAAAGACGCACCTAACATGATGAGTTACCTACAAGAATTCATCGAGGAACTCACTAAATACCAGCGAGAGGCATACGCATACGACCAGTACCTAGCAGAACAGGAGATGGGCAGGAATAGGGTACTGTAAAACAGCTCCTAGTAGGTACCATTATGACCTTCCTTGGGTATATTCTGAGAGGAATGTACCAGAACGAGGGTCATAGCGGAGATTCTCGGGAGAACTGGGGGTTTGTGGGAGGAGTTTTTGAGGGTACAAAACCCGATGTATCCTAAAGACAACTCCTATAAAACACTCCTTGTTCTGCCTCTGTTCCCTAGCCGGTACCTATTAGGAATATTCCCTGTCCCTCCCTTAGGTTATATTAATATAAGATATTATTAAAGAGTATCTTATAAGAATATTCTTAGAGGAGGATAATCTGAAGACTATTAATCAAAGAGATTCTATCAATGAAAGTTAATCCATACACCAGTATCTTCTATAATGAAATCATAGAAGAATATACAGAGTTAGTTCCTACTGTTAAACAAATAAAGAGAACAGAAAGAGTAGAGAAGAAAACATATGAGGTTGAATTAAGTCAAGAACAGTTAGACCTGATAGTAGCTATTACTGGGAATATTATCGGAGGAGGTTCTACCAGAAAGCTCAGTGATAGTATATATGAAGGTTTACATGAGTATTGTAGTAAGAAAGAGTATGGTGATGGTTCGTTGTCTCCTTATACTTTAAATAAGTTTAATACTTACTTTATGATGAATACAAGTCAATGGGGTAATCTAATAACTAGAGAAGATGGTTCAACTGAGGAGGATGATGAGTGATCTGGTTATTAATCCTTACTGTATGGTTCATCATCATGATAGTATTCAAAGTATGGTATATGAAATGCTCTGATAAGAAACGTAGAGAAATCCTTGATTCAAGAGAAACAGACAAAGGAAGGAACCTAAATGACAAGCTTACCACAGAGGAAACCAGACAACGCCGCTGAGATTTATCGTAATCTGATTGTTCGTGTAAGAAAGTCAGTTAAAGATAAAGAGTGTATTGTCTATGATCCTATCACAGGTATACAGAAGTGCTTTCTCGATGGAAAACTCATCTGGGTTAAGTACATCAGAACTTCAGGAGTGATGTTTGACAAAGACCAAGAGTGATGCAGAGTTAATCCAAGAACTCACTGAACAGCTTATGATTGTTCGTAATAACTTGTTTAGAGGTCTAAGTAAATCAATGCAAAAGCTACAGGCAGAAAGCATTAATGAAGTACTAAACCTACCTAAATACAGCCAATCTTATGAAACCAAGAAATAAGGAAAGTCTAAAAGCAATCATCTATGATCGTAAAGGTAGAGTCTTATCTATAGGTGAAAACAACTATACTAAGTCACATCCACTACAAGCAGAATGTGCTGCTGCTGTAGGTTTACCTGAAAAGATATTCCTACATGCTGAGATTGATGCTATCATCCGATGTAAAGATCTCAGTAAAGCTCATTCTATTCATATCTTCAGAACAGGAAAATCAGGAAAATGGCTACTAGCAAAACCGTGCCTAGCGTGTCAACGAGCAATAAGCCTAACACCAATAAGTCAAATTACACATACTTAATCTTCACAGTTGATGCTAACGGTATCATTGAAGATGACATGTTGTGGGACTTCGCTGGTGATATTCCATTAGAGAAAATCCTACAAGACATCCGTGACTCATGGGATGAAGTTGATCTCAAACGTATTCGTGTTGTTAAAACTAAGAATACCGATATCAAACGCATTAAACAAACTCTTGAACTAGTATAACCTAGTCGGTACCTAATAGGGAAGTTCTTAAAAGAATAAAAAGAGAGTCAATTAAGACTCTCTATTTTATTTTTAATGATAGTATAACTATCGTTATCCTATAATCCTTCTTTACGAATGATCTCTTGTAACTCTTCGTCAGTTAAATCTGCCGTTTTGTTTACGTTAGTTTGCTCAATACGAGCTAACTTCGGATTCTCATACTCAGCCAACAAGGAGGCATATCGAGCAGCATCTTCATAATTATCCTCAGCGATAGCCTTATGAATCGCCATTCGCATAACATCCAATGGACTAAGCTTAGGTAGCTCATCCATAACCTGAATAAAGTTCTTAGCGTTAAGCTTGAACTGTTCTCTAGCTGCAATATTAGCTTGTTTAGCTACAACTGACTTAAGCTGATTTGCTCTAGCCGTCTCAGGAGTGATCCTCTTGAGATTATCCAAGGACTTGGGATTAAACCCTTTTCCTAACTTTACTTCGCTCATCTTGTGTTCCTTCATAGTGTTTTACTATAAGGTACCGGCTAGCGAGATTTTAAATTATATTCCAAAAGGAAATTCAAATGACACAAGCATCCACTCAAGGCCAAAACGAAATCATCCGTAACGTAGAACTCCACTGGTGCAAACTAGACAAGCCAGTCGATCCATTCGGTACTCTCCAGTGGGAAGTATCTATCCAAGTTCCTAAAGCACGTTCTGCTGAACTTGAAGCCTACGGTAAAGTAAAAGAAGTTAAAGACAAAGACGGTAAGTCTACTGGTAAAGTCTCTATTAACTTAAAGAAGAAAGCTCTCAAAGCTGATGGTACTGATGCTGCTAAAGTAGGTGTTGTTGATATCCATAAGCAACCTATGGAAGCTAAGTCTATCGGTAACGGTAGCAAAGGTAACGTTATGGTATTCACCAAGCCATATGAAATTAAAGCACCTAACGGTAAAGTAACCAAGTCAGGCACATCAGTAATGCTCACCAAGATTCAGGTAACTGACCTTGTTAAGTATGAGCCAAAGTCAGATAACTTCGTTGACTTTGATGATGAAGGTACTGACGCACCAGCAGCAGCTCATGCAGACTCAGAATTCTGAGCTGACAATTACAGTCTAATGTAATCAAACCAACCCTTGTATAAGTCTCTAACGAGTCTTGTATGAGGGTTTTTATTTCAACTCTCCAATAGGAACTCCCATGAAATTTTCTTTCACAGTCATCGAACTCGACACACTACCAGAAGATACCTACAAAGCATCCAGCTATCCTGACTCTGGTGTATATCGATCAAAAGAAAACCGTACACATTTGTACTTCGTTGATAAAGAGTACGGTACAGTCAACACTATCTACGGACAATGGTCTATGTACTTAACTCAAGAAAAGGATATCAAAGAAGCAACAGTCGCTGAAGAACTAGTCCTCAAACTCATTGCAGCTTCACATGGAAAACTCCTATGATCAGCCAATCAACTAAACACTATGCTCGTAGTAGCTTAACTCATATGCTGAATGCTATCGAGTGGCAAATCACATATGCAAAAGCTAAAGTAGCTTATCACTGGGAACGTTCTGATAAAGCCCGTCCAATGGATACTGGTTATCATTTCAATGAATTAAATCTATGGAAAAATGACCTACGTAAAAGCCGTAAAAACGCATCTCAAATCCGTAAAGCCCTTAAGGAGTTAAAATGATAGGTGACCTGACAAGCCTCCAAACAGCTATCAACTACCGTAAAGAACTAGATGAACGCCCTGCTAACTACCAAAAACCAGTAGTGTTCTTCGAAGGTGATGCTTTATTTGATACAGATATGTATCCCAATCATGAAGTAGCACATGTGCGTACTATCAATCATCCTGTGTGGGGTGCAGATGTAGTACGTACCTCATCTATCGTATATAAATTCGATGACGGTAGCTTCGAAACACTAAACACTATCTATAAACCTTACGTTGAAATGATGGGTAACTAAATGAAATTCACATTAATCGCTGAAGATAATGGTAACGTATGTGCCAGTACATTCGAAGAAGTCGTACTAGATGCTGTATTTGCTCGTATAAAAGTATTTCTTCTAGGTGCTGGCTTTGTGTTTGACCCTTGTGCAACATTGGACTTGATTAACGATGAATAAATTCACTTTATACGCTACACCAAAACCTAACGTAATGTACTTCGAGCATAACATCTTAGGTGAAGAGTGTGCAGGTAGTATGTGGTTTGAAAAGAAAACACTAGTTGACTATGACGGTGTATTCGAGTTACCTAAAGATGTTATCAACATGATGCTCAAAAAAGGATATGACATGAGTTATGCAACTGATGTACTCGATGAGGATGAAATGCCTCATTCCACAGGAGAATCTAAATGAGTGATGTAGAGAAGTATTATGCAGCAATGCAGAAACATTTCCCTCAATCACGCCCTTGGTCAGAGCTTCATCCACAAGAACAAATGATGCTCGTTCAAGCCATCAACATGACATTACAGGTGTTACATGCACAATAAAATTCGTATCGTAGCTAAATACCCTACCTACTGGGATGGTGTTGTTGAATTACCTGAAGGTAAAACTGCTAGTGATATCAGTGATATCATCGATAAGTGGGGTACTGCTCTAATCTACTTTAATGACGGTACTGAGCTAGAAGTTACCTTAGAATTCAGTGATACATCAACTAAATATTCTGAAGAAATCTACCATGAGGAGTATGAAGAATGACATTCACCTATCAATACTTTGATAACGTAACTAAACTATACTTCCTATGTGAATTCGAATATGAAGCTGAAGAAATCGGAGGTCTTGATAACTATGGTTTAAAAGAAAGCCCTGATATCCCTGAAGAATGTTACATGCTAAGTATGCACATTGATGCTCCAGGTTGTGATATCTATGACCTAGAACCAATCATCGATCCTGAGCTAAAAGAGATTATCAAAGAAAGAGCATTAGAGGAATTTAAAAATGAAAACATCTGAAGTAAACCATTACATAGTATTTCGCCGTCAAGGTATTGATCGTATGTACTACGGTGTAGCTGGTAAAGAGATTAGCTATGCTGACGCTACATTATTCTTAACTGAAAAAGAGGCACAAACCTATGCAGACAAACTCAACACCAAAGAAGCTGTATGAAGTGTTCATCATGTTCGACAACGGTCGTGAAGACTTTCTTGAACTCTATGCAGAGTCTATCGATGAAGCATATGATAAAGTCTATGAAGACATAGGCTTTGATCCAGGTTGTGTAGATATCTATGAGGTAGAACAAGTATGATTGCATATAAACTTTTCCGTAAGCGTAAAGATGGTACATACGGACCACTCTTTATTAACCGTAAACAAAAACTAACCACAGGAGTATGGTACCAAGCTGAAGATCATAAAACAAAAGGTTATGCTCATCGACCAGGTTGGCATGCATGTGCTAAACCTGAAGCTCCACATCTCTCAAAGAAAGATCGTGTATGGTGTAAAGTTGAAATCAATGATTTAGAACGTCATCAACGCCCTGAGTCACAAGGTGGCTTATGGTTTACTGCTAATGTACTTAAGATTGTGAAAGAGCTATGAAAGTAACTGAAATCACTGAACATGAAGACGGTTCTGCTACTGTATTCGTTGATATGAATGAAGAAGAAAAGCATGCACTCATTAGTTCAGCTGTAATCATTGCCTTAACTGAAGGTATTAAACTTAAAGAAATTCAATCAATCGGAGAAATCGATGCCTAACCACTGTGCTAATAGCCTCAAACTAATCGCTAAAACACCTGAACAACGTAACGATTTAAAGTTCATCCGTGAAAACTACACTAAAGAATGGTTTGGTTTATTCAACTACTTCGTTCCTTGTCCTGAAGACTTAAAGAACTCAACTAAAGGTTTTCCAGCTGACCCTAATGAAGCTACCAACGTATCTAAATACGGCTATGCAACATGGTATGACTTTAATATCGCTAACTGGGGTACTAAGTGGGATGCCTATGAAATCTCTATTGAAGACTTTGATGATGACTCACTAACCATCACGTTTGATACTGCATGGTGTCCACCTGAACAGTTCTACTGTGATATGACTGATAATGACTGGGAACTAACAGCCTCATTCATTGAAGCAGGTTGTGACTTCATCGGCTACTACAAGCGTGGTGAATGTAAATCTGAACCCTACAATGATGGTAGTTTCCCTGAAGACTATTGTTATGAACATGATATCGAACGCTTCGAAAACTATTTCAAAGCAAACGGTATTGACCACTACCCTGCACACACTGGAGGCTAAAATGTTTATTAAATACCAACACCTTGAGAAACTCCACACTGATGAAACTGACGGTATCGAAGTAGGTACTACACATGTGTTCCCTAAAATTGATGGTACTAACGGTAGCATATGGTGGAATCATGGTATTCAAGCAGGTAGTCGTAATCGACATCTAACACTTGATGCTGATAATGCAGGTTTCTTTGCCGCTATGCAACAAAGTATACCCCACTACAACCTAGTATATAAATACCCTCATCTAATCTTCTACGGTGAATGGCTAGTACCACATAGTCTTAAAACATACCGTGAAGACGCATGGCGTAAATTCTATATCTTCGATGTATATAATCGTGGTTCTGAAAAGTATATCCACTATGATGAATACAAAGATATCCTTGATGCGGCAAATGTAGACTACATTGCACCTATCGCTATCATCAAGAACGGTAACTACGAAACATACCAGTATTGCCTTTAGTAAATTGCTCTATAGAGATATAGAGATACACTAAGCCAATACCAGCGATTAAGAGAGGAGATTCAACCTGCATACGTGTCCTTTGTATTCTCCTGAGGTTATCCAGATTGATTTACATCTGGGACATTCATAGGCATAGTTAACGTTTACTCTACCATCTACTTTAGATGTATAGGTTTTAACTATTTTAGGTGGGTAAATGCTTTGTTGCGGGGTATTCACAGTAGCCTTCATCAAGTAAACGTTGAGCCATACGTTGGTATGAGCCTTGTAGGTTGTTGATTGCACGGGTGTTAATCATGTATTGGAATCCTTCAATGATTTGTTCTTCATTTAAGCTTCCTGTTTCGTATTCAATAATGAAGTCTACTAGGTCAAATTTCATGTGTTCTTCTCCTTGAGTTTAGCCACAGCTGCACGAATTACAACTTCATAATCCTCTTCATCTGCAAAAGGAACGGAAACAATGATATGTTCTATTTCCTCATCCGTCAGCTCAACCCATGTGCGCTGTGGTGGATTTCTAAGTTGCTCAACATCATGCACCGCATTACTCCATGAAAATCCTTCATTGTTTACATCCATGTCTTACTCCTTAATGCCGTGGGCGGCTTCAATGGCTCGGGCAAATGTATATAGCCGTGTGCCATAGGCGTTAACACCTTCAAGGATTGCGCCTATCTCCTCATCCGTCAGCGGCTTGCGCTGTGGTGGGGTGGTGTAGAGCTTTGTTCCTTGCTTTGGGAAAAACGTGCATAGCCAATCAATGTGGCCTGAAATCGTACTATCCACTACCGCCACAGGCTCCTGCTCTGGCTCTTTGCGTTGTGTTTTTGATAGCGGTCCCTCATAAGCGGGCATTCCGTTGCAAGACGCCACAGGCTCCTGCTCTGGCTGCACTGCTTTAGGCCAACCCTTTGGACATTCATCACGACCACAGGCTGTATCAATACAAGCCTCGCAACCAACGCAACGCTCCTGCTCCTGCTCTGGCTGTGCCAAGGCTTCTTTGACTGCAACGGTGGCTTGGCAAATAAGGCAATTACAGTTCAGATCACCTTCAGGTTCGGTTTTGTATGACGCGTAATCCAACGCCTCAAGCGCCAGCTTCAATACTTCTTTAGTCATATTGTTGAGTCCTTACTTGTTCAATATCTTCAATAGAAGGTTGTGCGGAGAACTCAAACTCAGCTAAGAATTTGAGTCCTTCGTATACTCGCAGACGATCTTTGAGTATAAGCACTAATCTCACTTGAGTTCGCCTAAACGACCAATGATAGTACCGTCACGCTCAAGGATTTCTAGGCAACGAGTATACCAGACTACCTTACGAGTTTCTTGTAGCTCATTATCTTTCTTACCCATACGCATGAGATACTTGTAGATTTGTCCTAGCAGATGAGACTTCAAGCCTTCTTTGCCGAGGATAAACTCCATACACTCGATATACTGGTAGTTACCTACGATACCTTGGTAGTGGTCAGGGTTGATTTGATCTTTAGGTTTGGTTAGTTGTTGAAAAGATGTTTCTTGCATATCGATTTCCTTGTTGTATGCTTTTGCGAATGTTTCGGGCCATACTTTCTTGATAACATATTTATCATAGAAGTCAGCTTTATCATTAACACCAAATGCGCTATCGTATGTTAGTGTTGAGTCTTTAGGCCAAGCGAATCCTTCTGGTTTAGCTTGGGTATGTTGCCATAGTTGGCGGTCATCAGTAATATCAATAGACATCGCCATTCTCTTTCATTTTAAGGTCTTCATAAGGGGCAGCTACACGGCGGTAGAATTCAAGTTTAGCACCTTCTAACGCACCTACAATATCATTGATGGTTTGATAGCAAGGGTTTGCAAGGTAGTAGTCACGAATGAAGCTAGTGATTAGGAAGTTTAACTCACCTGCTGTATGAGGTTCATACATGAGCATATGGTCTGATTCACGGTCTTCTTCTTTGATGTATGGCATTAGATATGTACCTTAGATGGTTTAAATAGTTGAGCGATTACGCATAGAGATGCGAAACAAACAATACAAGTCCAGATGATAGCAAACATTAGAGATACTCCGCAATGATAGTGTCACAAGCTTTATCGACAGTTGAACGCCATTCAGTGACTAATGATTCAAAGAATGGATGGATAACAGAAGCATCAGCTTTGAATGCTACTACGGGTTTACGTAGAACATACGAAGCATAGAATACTTCCATAGCAGTACCATGCTTGGCTACTGTTGGGTTATCAAGATTGACAAGGATGATGTCAGACTCTTGAATGTCTCGAAGGTCTAGTTCGAAGATACGTTTCATGTAGCGTTGTTCAAAGTTATGAACACGGCGAGTAGGGTCTAGTGTTAATACATCATTTTGGTTTAGTTGCCATGAAGCAATGTCACGCCAATTCTTAGCTTCTGCTAGGCTTACATGCTCCATACTTCCTGCGAGATACACTGTACGTTTTTTGTTCATAGAATTAAAAACCACCTCAGTGGGTGGTTAGTTTTGGTTTAAGTAGTTGATAGCAGAGTTCAAGATATCTTGAGAGTCTTTGAATAAGCCTAAAGCTCGGTTGCATGGGGTACATAATACACCACGAACGTTACCTGTTGAATGGCAATGGTCAAGTACTGCAGATTCTTTGCTGTTATCGCCTTTTTGGGTTTGTCCTGTGAATGAAATTTCTTTTGAACATATTTTGCATTTGTTGTTTTGTTCAGTTAGGATTTGCTTTCTTTGCCCGTTGTTAATACCATAGTTGGATATTAAGTTAGAGCATGTGTGGCATTGCCTATATTGAATTTTGAAACCTCGGGTGCTTGTACGTTCTGGAGGGCATTCATTACCGCAGTTGTCATGTTTACATATAATACGTTCATCGTTAGCTGTGTACATAATAGTTTCCTTTATCTATTAGGTACCGGCTCCATGAGGTATTAGATGGATACTGTTACAGTTCCTTAATGATTTTAAGTAAGTCAGCAGTATACCAGAGACCACCTTGGTTTTCTGGTCGTAGGTGTTCAGTGTAGTCATCAATCTCAACTACACACCATACACGGTCTTTCTTTGATAGATGAGGTGCTAGTGGTTCAGCACAGCAATGCCAACCGGGTCGGTGAGCATAGCCTTTAGTTTTGTGGTCTTCAGCTTGATACCACCAGTCATCATATAGTTTTTGTTTACGGTTAATAAACAGTGGTCCGTATGAACCATCTTTACGTTTACGAAATAGCTTATAAGCAATCATACTTCCTCCACATCTGACCAAGCTGCAAAGTGATAGACTTCTTTGTCTTCACCGATGCAGTACGAATACATACCGTCTAGATTTACTAGTTTATACTCCATGTCTTGAATACCGAACGGTGCATCAGGCGGCACTGTTGGTGGTTTAAGTAGTTTGAAATGGCTTCCACGAGCTAATTCGAAGAGTTTCATTTTGGTAGTTTAGTGATTTGGTTGATGTATGCAATGAGCTGTTCAATAGAAGTGCATACTAGCTTATCATCTGTCCAGTCAGCTTCATTATTGCGTCCGTTGAACTGGATTTTAAAACCGTTATCAAGGATTTCTACGTTGAACTCTGATACTTCTTTAGTTGCTTTGAATGTCATTTGATACTCCGTTAAGTTTGTCTGCATAGGTGTTTGCTTCTTTTTCAGTTAAGAATAGAACAGCGTCTTTGTATGTGATTTCTTTACCAGCTACACCGTAGTACATACGGTCAAGACCTTGGCGGCGAAATACTAGGTAATGTTTTACTTCAGATGTTTTCATCTTTGAATTCCTCTAAGAATTGTTGTACGATATAGTCTTTAATACCTTCATCAATGAGTGGTTCAATGTTACGTTTTTGGATATCTAGTACAAAGTACATTGATTCGATATAACATTCTTCATCGATATCAGGCTCATTTTTTAAACCGTAGTTATCAAGAGAACCTTTCTCTGCTGGTTGGTAGTACATATCACAGATGAATGTGATTTGGGTTTCTTCATCGAAGTAAACAAAGTCGTGGTTCATGTTGACAATACTTGTAGAGTCATGTTGATTGCTTGCACAATCATCATTTGTTCTTGTGGATGCAGTTGATCCCAAGGGCGGCTGTTAGGAAAATGTTCTTGCATTTTCTTGTAGTACTTTTCTACATCACTCATTTTTCAGTAACCATTCATTGTTAATTGCTTTGAAAGAACTATCATTATCGAGACACTTGAATACAACTCCTTCTGCTGGTTTGTTAATAAGGAACGAGATACCTTGACAACCTTCAAGGATAGTTTCTACGGTTTCATCTGCAAGGGTTTGTACTGTGATCATTGGTACAGCACGAAGATTCATGTGTTTAGCCATTGAGCGAGTATACTCACAGTCAAGATACTTTTGCTCATCGATATCCCACATATCATACACAAAGAATGTATGCTCAGACAGCTCATAGTAGTTACCTTGGATACCTGGACCGCATAATTCGCCTTGGATAGCCCAGTTATTACGGATGAGAGGCATAGCTTCATTGAGCTTTAGTTTGAGAGCCATAGCAACAAAGGCGTTACTAGTATCTTCAACTTTAAGGTCGATGTTACGAGAGCATACACCGAAGACACCGTCTTTGAGGTACACAGTCATTGACGAACCATCAAGCTTCTCAGTGACCTCCCACAATGACGGTTCTTTAGACCATGCTTCAATAGTACGGCTCAGGTTTTGAACTCGTTCTTGATCAGTCTTACGGATGAATGGAGGGAAATAACCTTTCATCATACCACGTAGTTGAGCTGGAATATCGAGTTCCCACTTGAGGATGCCTAGTAGTTCAGTGATATCTTCACCTTCAGCGATACCTACACTTAGTACAGGTACTTCAGACAATGGTAGTAATAAACCTTGACTGATTTGCTTTTTGAGTTTAACAGTTTTGAGGCGTTCACCTTTAACACCTTTGTATTCTTTAT